CCGGGGTGAAACGCTGGGCTCCCCCGACCCACAGCGTCAGGGTCCCCGACACCGGTTTGAACAGGGTGCGGTCGTAGAACCCGGAGCTGTCCTGGTAGCGCTTGTAAATCTGCCAGACCTTGGTCCCGACGGCGCTGCCGTCCCCGTTGGTGGTGCCGATGGACTGGCGATCCAGCTTGTAGTCCGACCAATCCTTGAAGCGAAACCCGATGGCGCGGCCGTAGCGGGCGGCGTGGAACGCCCTGATCTTCTCCAGCTCGGCCTTGGTCTTCAGTCCGAAGGCAACGTCCCAGGAGCCCCGGGCCACGCTCCAGTCGATGTTGCGGTGCTCGCGCCCGCTGGCCAGTGGCAGGATCGTGGTCTTAAAGGCGAGGCCGCCGACTGCGCCGTACGACACCCCGACGTCCAACCGCTCCTCGACGAATGAGGTAATCGCCATCAGTTATTCCTCTCCACCGCCCGCCGCATCGCCACGCTGGCCCGGCTGTTGATCTGATCCTGGTTGCGGTCGAACCCGGCGCGATCCGGGGTCGAGACGTGGTAGGCGATGCTGATCGGCGCACGCGGGGCCCCGCCGTTGCCCGGCATGAAGCCCTGATTAGTGGCGCTGGTCCCGGCATTGGCCGCCAGCATGTCGATGGTGCGGGTCATGCGGGCGTTGTCCCCCGCCGTCAGCACCCGCTCGCCGCGCTGCAGCACCGCTGGGAATTCATCATCCATCAAGCCGCCGTGGAAGCGGGGGGCTCCATTGAAGATCGAGGAGTGGAAGCTGCGAGTGTTGAGCGCGGTGAAGCCGATCAGGCCGCCACCATGGGCCACCCCGAAGTCGTCGAAGCCCCCGCCGAAGCCACCACCGAACCCACCGCCCCCAAAGCCACCGAACAGGCTGCCGAGGCCGCCCAGACCGCCGCCACCGCTACCCATGCTGCCGAGCGAGCTGATCAACTGGTTGATGCCTCCGGTAGCCGACAGCGCCGAAGAGCCCGATGTCGCCACCGACGAGGCGTAGCTGGTGATGCTGCCGCCCGCCGAGGCGAGCTGGGACTGGATTTGATCGAGCCCCGGCAATTGCAGCTGTGACAACTGCTGCCCCGGGTTGGTGATGTTGCCGAACGGACTGGTCAGCGGACTGGTGAACTGATCCGGGGTCGTCTGTGACCGCAGCTGGTTCAGGGTGTCTTGTGGGATGGTGGCGTCCGGGGTCACCGAACCAAAATCGCCGAAGCCCTTCGACAGCTTGGGGTAGGCCTTCATCATGTCATTGATGGAGGTCGAGCCCAGGTTGCGCGCCTGCGGGTCCGAGGTGAATGGCGTGTTGAAGCCCTGGCCCTGCCCAATCTGACCCAGCAGTTTGGCACGGTTGGGGCCGAACTGGATGCCTTGCAGCATAGCGTACTGCTGCTCCACCGGGAGCTGGGCGAACTTGGCCGGGTCCAGCCCGGACTTGGCCAATTTGTCGGGGATGTTGTACATCTTCAGCCAGTCGCCGTAGGCCCCGATCTGGGTGGCGGGGCTGGCACTCAGGAAGCTAGCACGGGTGAAACCGAGTTTGTTGAGGTCGCCCGTCCCGATCTGGCTCAGCCCCGAATAGCTGCCGGTCGTCGCCGAAGTCGAGAACCCGCTTTCCTCTTTGAACATCGCCAGCACAGCCTTCGGGTCGGCCCCGATCATCTGGCTGACCTTGGTCAACTGCGCCAATTCCGGTGCACCCCAGCCGTTCGGCAGACCCGTGAGCCCTGCCGTCAGATTGGGGGCGGAGAACGCCCCGGTGCCGCTGACATTGGTGCCCGCGATCCCCGACAGCAGCTTGAACTGATCCAAACCCGCATTCTTGGTCGCGAAGTCGCCGATAGCCCCGCCAGGCAGCGAACCAGGTGCCCCCAAGGCGAGGCGCGCGAGCCCGGCTTGCGTGCCTGCCGCGCTGGGGAAGCCTTGGCTGGCGGCAAGCGCACCACCAATAGCCAGGCTGGGGGCCGCTCCTGACAGTGACGGGAAGTTCATAACCGGTGCGCCTGACGCGGTAGTGTCCACCGTGATCGCCCCGGTCCCGGCCGCGATATTGACCGGTGCGTTGCTGGTGATGGCCGAGGCCGCGCCACTGTTGCCCCCCACCGCCGCCACCGTGGCCGCCGCCAGTTGATCCGGGGTCTTGGTCGCCGAAAACCCTGAGAACCCGGGGACCCCGGCAACGCCGTTGGGTAGACCCGGCAGAGGCGTGCCCCCGGCCGCTGCCGCAAGGGCTCCGGTCGCGCTGCTGACATTCACCACCCCGGCCTGCACGCTCATGGTGGCGGTGGAAAACAGCTTGCCCAGCGAGCCGGAGACGCCCTTGGCCTGGTCGATCAGACCCTTGGAGCCGAACCCGAACAGGTTCTCCAGCCCGGAGCCCTTGATGGTGTCGGCCAGGATCAGGTCGATGCCGCGCTTGATCAGCGACGACGACAGGCTGTTGATGAAATTGGCCCAGGCGTTCTGCTGTCCGGTCAGCACCCCAGTCAGCGCGGTGGACAGGCCATTGGCGAAGTCCTTCTCACTGTCGAGGATGGCCTGCTTGGTGTCGCCGACTTGCTTGACGAAGCCCTCGAACCCAGAACTCTGGGTGCGTTGGATGTCCTGTAGCAAGCGGTTGTACTGCTGCAAGGCCGCCGCCGCGTCGGCGTCCACTGCCACGCCCTTCAGCTTGAGTTCGTTGATCTGGGCCAGCGTCTTACTGTCGGCCTCGCGCCACTGCACCGAGGTCGAGAGCTGCGCCAGCTCCAGCGCCTGCGACCGCTGCAAGGCGGCAATCGGGTCGGTCTGCTCCAGCATGGTCTGCCGGATTTGATTTTCCAGCGCCGCCCGCTGCTCAGTGGTCAGATTAATCTGCTTCAGCGTGTCCAGGTAGTTCTGTAACTGGCGGTTGGCCGCCGCAATCGGCTGGGCGAAGTCCAGCACCGACTTGATCTGGGCAATGCGCCTGGCGGCGTCTTCCATCTGCAGCAGCTTGTTCAAGGCCTCCGAATTGGCCTCGACCGCAGTCTTGCCATACTGCTGGATGAGCTGGTTGATCCGAACCTGGGTCGCCGCCTGGTTGTTCTGCTCCTGGGTAACGGCCTGCGCCGTGATCAGTTGGTTATTGGCGCTGATCGTCGCCGAGCCGATGCCCTGGGCGGCGCGCTGCGCCTGCAGTGCCTGTACCGTACCCTCAATGGCTTCCTTCTCACCATCGGCGAAGACGTGGCGCTGGCGCTGCAGCTCAGTGATCTTGGCCTCGATCTCTTGCCGGTTACGCTCCTCACCCGTGATGGCCTGCAACTTTTGGAATTCATCCCCAGAGCCCTGCAAGAACTTGCTCACCGGGTTGGCGTCCACGACGGTCTGCTGCGCCGAGGCCCGGGCTCGGGCCGAGAACGTGGCTGCGTCGAACTTCTCCCCGGTCCTTTCAGCAATGCGCTTGAACAGCGGGTTGTTGGGGTCCCGGTTGATGTTCTTCAGCGCTTCTTCAGCGGCGATCAGCTTATCGACGGCGGCGACCTGCTTGTCGAAGCTCTCGATCTTGCGCTTGGTGTCGCTGTCAAACTCGCTCTTCGACGGATCGATTGTAATCCGCTGATCGGCCTTGACCTGCTGGTTGAAGTCCTCGAAGGCCTTGTCGATCCGTTGTTGGGGGGTGCCGTTCGTGATCATCGGGCCGATGAACGCCGCCGTCCCAAATGACCGCTCTTGCTGGGCGCGGAGCTGGTCCTGCTTGAACTTGTTGGCCTTCTCGAACTCGTCGCGGAGCTTGGCCTTCCCCGCCTCAAACTCATTCATCGGGGCCTTGAACGCATCCCGTAATGCTTCGGCAAGGTCACGACCGAACTGGGTCGAGCCGCTCTTGTCGAACTTGAACAGGTACGCCAAGCCACTCTTAATGGTGTTGTAGAGGTCGGCATTGCTCTTGGATGCCTGGCTGTCGGCATAGTTGAAGGCGTCCTTGATGGCGTTCCCCAGCCCGTGGTTACGCACGTAGTCGGTGATCTTGTCCCAGTTAGCGATAATCGCCCCCGTGGCGGCTACAACAGCGACCGCAAGCGCCGCCCACGGCCCTGCAGCGGCGAGTGCGGCCCCAGCTACCGTGCCCCCCGCTGCCGTTGCCGAAATGCCGAGAGCCCCGAGCACCACCTCCATGGCACTGATCGCAGCGGCAACAGCTGCCGCACTAAGCGCCAAGGTCGCCAGCCCAGCCACGAAGGTCTGCATGCCGCTGGGCAATGCCTTGAAGGCCCTGTCTGCGGTATCAAGCACCTTGGTCAGGGTTTCGAAAAACACGGTGGCAACCGGGGCCAGCGCCCGCCCGAACGCGATCTGGACTTGCTCCCACGACCGCCCCAACGCATCCGTAGCGCTCTGGAACCGCTTCTGGGTGATCTCCCACTCCTGCTGCAGGATGATCTGCTCGCGGGCTTCCTTGTTGGCAAGGTTGATCTTCTGACTGAAGGCCTCGAAGTTCTTGCCGACGTCGGAGATCACCTGCGAGGTTTCAGAGGACTGCAGGTGTAGGCTCTCCAGCAGGCCGGTCGCAGACTTGCCAGATTTCAGCACCCCATCCACGGCCTGGGACAGGATCAGAAACGCCTTGGTCGGGTCGCTCTGCAGTAGCGACAGGAACTGCTCCCGGGTGACCCCGGTGATTGCGGCCAGCTCCCGCATGCCCTCGGTGCCGTTCAATGCAGCGTCGCGCAGCTCATTGAGGGTGCGGTTGAACGCGGTGCCGAAGCGCTGGGCCTGCAGGCCTTTGATTTCGGAGGCGGCAGCGGCCAGGCCAAGGATTTGCGCCGTGGTCAGGTTGAACTGGGCCCCGGCCTCGGCGAGGCGGCCCGAGAAGGTCAGGATGCTCTCGACCGACGACGCCGTGGACTGCCGGATGCGGGTCAGCACGTTGGCGAACTGGTCGATCCCGGCGATCCCCGGCCCCAGCGCGTTCAGCACCGAAACGATGGTCCGGGTCATGGTGGGGCCGAGTTCGCCGACCACTTCCTGCACCTTGGCCATGGTTTCGGCGAAGTGCAGCAGGTTGGCGGAGCCCCGGATGCCGACGGTGGCGGCGTCATCCGCCAGCTTGGCCAGCTGCGAGGTCTTGACGATGTTCAGCTTGGTGGCGAGTTCGTTGAGGCTGTCGCCCAGCGCCCGTATGTTCTCCTCGGAGGCCCCGGTGACGCGCTCGATCAGGTTGAGGCTCTTGTCGAAGTCGGAGAAGCGCTGAAGCGCCTCCCCCACCGTGTCACCCAGGGAGTTGAAGGCCCGGGACACCAGCTCCAGCCCCTGGTTCAGCGACACCACGCTGGCCCCGATCTGGGTGAACGACCCGGCGACCTGTTGGGCCACCTGGCTCGCCTGGTTCTGCATACTGACGATAAACTGCAGTTGCGCTTGCGTCGCCATCTTACATCCCCCGCCGCCCCACTAGCGGATCACCGCGCGGTTTTTGTTGATCCCGCGCACGCTGACGCAACTCGTCTTCACACTCCCCGCTCACGACGTCCAAGATTTGGAAGATCGCAATCGCCTTGGCACTCTGGTCCATAGTGGACCCTGTTTGCGGGTAAAACCCCTTCTTATACATGCCGTAATACAGGTAGATGTCGCTCCAATAGCGAGGATTGCGGTGAAGCGGTTGCCGAGGACAGGCGTAGCTTTCCTCACCGTCGATCTTTTGGGGTAACTCTGCCGGAAACGCCCAAACATCGTCTTCACCTTTGGCAGGGTCCCCCCTGCGGATCAGCTCGGCGTTACAGCCCCACTCCTTCTGCCGCGTGCAACCCTGACACGACCGCTCTTTCAGGAGCATAGAGGCGATAACGCCTCGCCTCAGTTTTTTTCCTCGTTCCTCGTTACCGATGAAATCTTGCGGATTTCGTCCGCCATTTCACTGATCAGCTGCAGCCCCAAAGTGTTGAGCACTTCCTTCTTGACCACGTCATACTGGCGGCCGTTGACGATCTCCTTCTCGGTGACCAGGCGCACCGGGGAGTTGTCCTTGTGGCGGAAGTTGCTGGGGATCGCGGCCAGGCCGAAGCGGACCGCGTCGATATTGGTCTGGTTGATCCGGGTGTGGACGCCGATCTCATTGTCACCCTGTCGCCCGCGCAGCACCGAGGCGCTGTCGTAAATCCACCCCATCAGGAAGACGTCGAGCGGGCGCAGCTTGAAGACGCTGGCTCCCTCTTCGATGGTCACCTCGTCCTTGCTGCCGAGATCGGGGTTTTCGGGGTCGATCAGGACCTTGGTCACCTTGCGGGACGGATCATTGACCGAAACAAAATCCACGGTGTCCGCCGTGGTCATCGCGACGAGGGCCATTCTGGGTTCTCCTGCCTCTAGGGCTGTTTCACCTGGCCCCAGATGTAACGGATCACGCCGGAAGTGCAATTAATTGCACGAGATCAGACCTGTCACTGGTCCGCTTCGTGCGCCATAACGTTGAGCTGGAGGGTCTTGTCGGCGAGCGCGAACAGCACCCGCGCTGGGGCGTTTCGCTTCGCGATGTCGTGGGCGTCGGCAAACCGCAGCTTGGCGGCGATGACCTCCCCCGAGGCCCGCTGGACGATGAAAACTTTGGTCTCGTACTTGCTCAAGAACTACGCCCTCCGTCGCTCGTGGGTCGGGATCACGTAGCCCCGCTGCGGCTACTCGGCCGTCACCGGGTTCGCCTTGCTCAGATAGGCCTGAGAGCCTTCCGGCATCGCACTGATGTCCCGCTCTTCACCGGGAAACAACCAGTACATGCCATGCGCCTGCTGCCATTCCGAGTGCATCACCGAGGTGTATTGCTTGCTGGTCTTGCGGCCATAGTTGTCATACTGCTTCGGGTCCTTCAGCACATACACCAGATTGATGCACTTGGTCCCATGAACTGCCGTGATCAGCGCGTCATGCTCGCGACCGGTGGGGTCTACGAAAATGATGTGCATGCCCACGTCGTCCTGGGTCAAGTCTCGTTTCGCCATTCATCTCACCTCCTTTCACCGTAAGCACCTCTACCATCGAGGTCGTTGCTGAACCAGCCTGGTGGCACGCCATTGGTGCCGAGCCAGCCGTGGTAGCCGGGGACCAGGATGGACGGGTGCACGCGCAGCTTGGGGGCATCGCCCTGCACCACCCAACCGTCGCCATTGCTGGATTTGGCGTCCACGATCCACTCCACCCCGTTGGGGCATATCACACAGAGCGGGGGCCGCTTGTCGGACCAGTCCTGCCAGTAATAGCGGCTGAGGTGCCCGGGAGACTGGCCCTCCAGCATCTTCTGCAACGCCGCCTCACGGCGGTACATGCAGCCCGGGTCCGTGGGGGAGTAGTACCACGGCATGTACCACATCACCCCGTAGCCGACGATCTCGTGCATGCTGGCCCAGCCGTAAGTGGCCTTGTTAGCGGCCTTCCAGGCGTCGTCGGTAGTGCGCGAGCGCGCCAGCTTGATGCGCTCCTCAGTGGCCTTCTTGAAGTCGTCGTCTTTGATCAATTTGCATTCCAGCATGGCGTCCCCCATAGCAAAACGGGGCTAATCAAATGACAATTTGATGCGTAGATAAGGCAACATCGCCTTATGCGCGCCCAGCGCCCGATTATCCTTTATACGCCAACGCCATTGCTGCTTTCGCCCAGGCACTAATGCGGTCTTGTATACCGACCCACCGAACGTAGCCGCGAGTAATTCGATAACCTGCTTGTCTGTCATTTTAACTTCCATCACCGGACGTAGTTTTTTGCGCCCTTGACCTCTGGAGTACATGCCCAGGTGCCCTTCGCCATCTAAAATGCCTGCTAGATACGCCATTAGGGTTGGTTCCATAACTAGTCACCCGCATAAACAAAACGGGGAGGGCCTCAAAGCCCTCCCCGTCTCGTCGCCCCTCGCGCCGCCCCCAAGCTTTTTAGCACATAAAAAAGCACATCTCGTCGTCAGCCTGGTAGGCCGAGAACTTCATTCCAGCGTCGTACGCCGAAATGCCCTGCCGGTCCTGATAGGTCATGCCGCTGTACTGGGTGCTGGGAGCCAGGCACCACACCGTGTTGCCCGCCGCCGTGCCGACCCGCATCTGAAACGGCATCCGCGTCGCGTTGCGGAGCATGCCCCAGAAGTCGTAGTTCGCCACCAGATCGGCCTCGGGATTGACCCCGCCTTCCGGCTTCCGGCCCACGATCCGGGTGCCGATGTAGCCCTGGGATGAGCTGACGTCGGGCCGGATTTGGATGTCGTTGCCCTGGTTGAAGGTGAACTTCTGCACCACGGCATTGAAGTCGGTCAGCCGCAGCCGCGCCAGTTCGACCTGGCTGGGCAAGGTCTTCTCGAACACCGGGCTCGGCAGCGACGCCGCGTCCACCGGAGCCTGGTAGGTGCCGGTAAACGTCCACTTGATGCTGGCATAGTTGCCCGCCTCGGCCGTGACCTCGAAGGTCCCGAACGCGCCCGGCATGGTGTGCTTGACCCGGTCCTTGTGCATCACCAGCGTGATGCTCTCGAAAAAGTCCGAGATCGGCAGCAGTTTCAGCCCCGCAGGGGCCAGCCACACCACGTACTTGTCGCCCTGGGTCAGGTTGCCGGTGAAGGCCGGGGTCAGGGTCAGGCCCTTGGTGCCGATGGTGAACACCGAACCCGAGGTCACCGCCGCTGCCGCTACGCCTTCGCCTGCCGTATCCGAGGTCACCGTGATCTCGGCCGTCCCCGACGCACCCCCGGTGGTCACCTCCAGATAGTAGGCGATCATGTCGGAAGTGGTGGCGACGTCAGTACCACCGGCCAGCGTGGCCGCCCCCCAGGCGGTATTGGTGCCGCTTTCGGTGGTGGCGATGCTGTTGGCGCTGTCCCCCGCCAACTTGGCGGTGACGGTAACGGCCCCCGACGAGTTTGATGCCGCGACGTCGTCATTGATCAGCGTGTTTGCGCCGTAGACCGTGCCTTCGCCGGGACCCCGGTTGATCGCTGCCGCCAGGTTGTCACCCGACGCGGTGATGGTGCCGCCGATCAACACCTCGTTGGCGGCCCCGGTTAGCGCCGACTTCCAGGTGTAGGTCCGCGAACCGATGGTCACGGTGTCATTGGCCGCCGGAACCCCGGTGGAGATCGTCAGCGTGCCGGTCGCGAAGGCCCCGGAGCCGAGGCTCCAGGCAATCGGGTTGGCGATATCGCCAATGTTGAAGGGGCCGATGGCCCCCGGGTCCGGGCAGGCGGTCAGCTTGTAACCACAGGCCCGGAACAGGCGCGCGATAATCGGGGCGTCGGTGAGGACGCCCGAGTTCTGCTTGCCATTGCCGCGCAGCTCGGTCGTGAACTCCATCTTCGCCAGCATGCGGCCGACGATGTGGGAGATCGGCGACAGGGTGTCGCGGGTGAAGTTGCGCTCCAGCACGTTGGGGTCGGCGGAATAGGTCGGATCAGCGACCAGAATACCGTCACTGTTACCCACCGAGGCGGCGGAGTTGTACGTCGTCTCCATCGCCCCCTGGACCACTGCGCGTCGCGTAAGAAGCACCGTCATAGCTGTGTTCTCCTATCCGGTTGCCTCTTACTGCGCCACGACGCTGAGCGGCTTAGTCGGGGCTCCCGTCCCGGTCATGCCGTTCAAGGTCGCCGCCAGCGTGGAGTTGTTGTTGCGGATCACCACCAGCGCCGCATCGACTTCGGTGTCGAGCAACGTCGGGGTCCCGGTTGACCCACCCACGCCCGTCCCCGTCGCCGCGATGTTGGAGATGGTGGTGGACTTGGTGCCGCCGAGCGCGTCGGTGAGCGGGTCGAGCCCGAAGAAGCCGACCAGGTCGTTGATGCCCTGCGCCAGCGAGGACTGGGCGTTCTTGATCTTGCCCAGGCGATCCAGCGCCGAGACCTGATCCACCGCCGAGGTGCCGGAGCTGCCGTCCACTGCGCTCAGATCGACCGCCTGCGATGACAAGGTGCCGTCCACCGTCGCCCCGGTGCTGTCGGTGTAGGGGGCCAGGCCGTAGCGCCGCCGCAGCACGTTCATGCGGGTGGCGACTTCGGACAGGTTCTCTTCGATGATCCCGAGCGCGGTGTCGAAGCCTGCTTTCGGCGACGACGTGGTGGCCGCACCGTTGGCCGGGGTCGGCATGGTCAGCGCCGCCAGCCCGGTGGACGCGGTGCCGCCCGAGCTGTCGGTGAGGTCGGACAGGCCGCCCTGCACCATGGCCGAATTCCAGGCGTAGGCAATCGAGGCCAGGTTGTTGGCCACCGCTGCGAGGAAGGCATCGACCACGGTCTTGGCCACCGAGGCCACGCCGTCCGCCGACGCCGAGGTCGCGGTGATCGCGGTCAGCGCGTAGTCCGACGGCATCCCCGCCATGGCGGCGATGTCGAGCGGCTCCTCGCCGATGGCGACCAGAACCTCGTTGGTGGCGCGGGCCAGGCGGTAGACGTTCTTCTTGGCCTGGGTCAGTGCCGTCACCGCCGAGGTGAAGGTCGGGGTCGTGTTGCCGGTGCCACCGGTACCGGTGAGGTCCTGGGCCGGGATGGTGTCCGCCGCCGCAACAGTGCCGGAAGCATGGCTCAGGATGTCGAGGCCGAGCCGTGCGCGGACGTTGTTGAGCGACTGCACCAACACCGCGCCAGCATTTTCCAGCTTGCCGAGCGAGGTGTTGAGCGCGGACGACGTGACGCCGCCAGCGGCCGAGGCGTCGAACGCGGCGGTCGGTACCGTCATCGCGACGATTGCGCCGCCGTTGGTGCCGGTGGAGTTGTCGGTCAGGTCCGCCACCTGGGCGACCTCGACCTTGATGCGGGCATGATCGATGGCCAGCCCCCGGACCGCCGCCGCGAGCCCATCAGCTCCGGCGTCATAGACCTTGGAAGCGCCCGAATACGTGTCTTTCTTCACCTTGATCGCAGTCATGTTCAGAGCATCCTTTGTTGATGCGGCACACAGCGTGCCTCTGAAGACTGCCTGAGCTTTACACGAGCACGATCCCTGCACAAAATGCGTTCATGACGCTTGGTGCAGCCCCAGAACCGGCAGTGCAATTAATTGCACTTTCAGATCGACGGGTCGGGGTCGTAGATCGACTGCATATTGTGGCGATACAGCACTTCCCAGGTCACCGTGCCCTTGACCGAGCGGTCGGCATAGGTGTCGAGATCGACGCTGTTATCGACGTCGTCACACATGATGGCGAGGCCGCCCAGCGTGCTGTCGTCATACATGATCTGGGTCACCACCCCCAGCAGCCGCTCAGCGATGACGGCGGGGTCCTCGTCGCCCTGGTTGATGGTGTAATGGAATTCGACAATGACCTTGAACCGGGGCTCACGCAACGGAAACAGCAGGGTCTTGACCTCCTTGTCGGCGACGATGCCGATGGCCGACCGCTTCCTGAAATCCTGATTGCCCAGCGGCCCCAGCTTCACCACGTCGAACTGGATGCCGTAGTGCTTCTGGCCGGTCGGCGGCGTCGGGTTGTCCACCGCAGCGGCGTAATTGGCCACGAACACGTCAAGCAGGCTCTTGCGGACGGTGTTGTCCTGGAAGGTATTGGTCATGCTCAGCCCATCTGTTGGGAAAATTCAGACACCACCATGTCGGCGGCCTTGCCCAGGAAATAGGGGATTTGTGTCGTCAGTTCCTTGGCCATCCCGAGCCGCGCCGGGATTTTGACCTGGTCCTTGAGCACGTAGAGCGGCACGATCTCGCGGCCCCGGCGCTGGAAGATGATCAGGTTGCCCTTACGGCTGGTGGCGACGAAGGTATTGCGCCACTGCCGGGCGAACGGCGGCGAGGTGCCACTCTGGCTCAAGGCGGCGGGCAGCGGGATGGTCAGCATCTTGCCGCCCGATGACGTCATGGTGCCACCGTACTCGTGGATGTAGAGCTGGCTGCTGCCGCCGATGGCCCCCTTCAAAGTCTCCCACGTCGTGCCTGTTACCGTCACCGAGCGCAGGATGCTGTCGGCCGACCGCCCAGTGCGCCTGCTGATCGAGGTCGCGGTGGTGCCGCCCGGCCAGGACTTGCTGTTGCGGTCGTACAGCACCAGAGCGACGTGCTCCAGGTAATCCTGCAGCGCCTGTCGCCCCTGCCGGGCGCTGCCCTCCCAGGTCTTCTTGAACAGGTCCATGACCTCGTCCAGCCCGGAGATCGCGTCGGGGTAGGTCCTGCCGCGAAACTTGAGCTGGAGCTGGGCGACCTGGGCAGGCATCTCACACCGGCAGCAGTGCGGCCGGGGCGTAGCGTATCCGGCTGGAGATCAGGTATTTCAGCTGGGTGGACAGCGTCTTGGTGTCGATCTTGATGTCGGCCTCGGTCACCATCGGGTGATCCGCCAGCAAAATCTTGGCCTGCACCCGGGCGGCGTCCTGCAGCCACTTCGGCACCTGGGACAGGTTGTACATATTCGGGTTGCTGTTGTCGGGGTCGAACCCGGCGACGTA